TCTGTCAGCGGCTGGCCTGCCGCTGGAAGTTCGCCGGTTGGCAGATTAGCCAGGCGCTCGGGCTCGTTCTCCAGCAGAATGCGCCCGCGATGGAAATGCGGCATGAGTTCAGGACCAGGCCGGAAAGCCACGATCCCGAACTCTTTTACGACGACAGGGGTTAATAACGCTCTCACAGACACCTCAATGCACAGTTTCGAGCAGGCGCAACAGCTCCTGAAATTTTGACTCGAAGAAATGCGGCTGCGTTTCACGCGGGTTCGCCGGGCTGGTGATGTTCTTCCCGTACATGCACCCCTTCGCTGTCATCGCCCAGAAGCGCTTAATACCATTCACACCCGAACGGCTGCGACGCTCCTTATGCTCGACGATCCCCAGCTTGGCCAACTGCTGGTAAGCCAGCGTAGCCGACATTCGGATGCCGTTTGCTTTGAGCAGAGCGCTCAGCGACTGCGTGGGGCGACTGGAGCCATCAGGCGCACCGGCTGGTGCGTCAATGGCGTACTGCGGGGCAAGGTTCGGCAGACCAACAGCATCCTGCAGCTTCTGGCATGCACCGAGAACAGAGGAATTGGAGAGGTTAAGAGATCGCTGCATAAAATCGAGCAGGATGACGCCTGCCTGCATCTTATCTGCCGCCTGGCTTTGAAGAGTGGCAGGCTGATTTACAGCTGCATCAAACGTACGGATCACCCTCAGGCTAAACTGCGGGCTGATCCACATCGCGTAGGAGTAGACCAGCTCTTTACAGACGTAACTGCCCTGCTCTTTGCCGCCGCGGATAACGCTGACCGGGTCCGGCGTTTCCGAGTTGCTAATTTGCAACTCGCTTATTAATTGTTCAGTTTGGTCGTTGCGAAGCCAGAACGCTGGCTTGTGCTTATCCTGAGCGCCAGCAGCACGATGAAGATCGTTAAGGCAGTAACGCCCAAAAATATCACGGCGTACGGAAACGCCGTCAATTACGAGTAATTGACTCATTTTGTTCTCCACTGATTGTATTGCGAGAGGCCTGCACGCCCGCTTCGCTTGTACTTTTTGACATTACTGCTGATTTGCATAATTTTCAACACCCCCACTGTCTATGCATACAGGCCGATCGTTATCTCAACCTTGCCTTTGGGCGTTACCGGCCCCCACTCCACCAGCATTCGCTTAATCTGGCTGTCGTCCTCCCAGATGCCTGCGTGGGTCAGCGCATCGAACAGCGCTTTGTTATAGTTGTCGATGTCGCGGCGCCGCGCGTCCGGCGGGAAAAGAACGATCTCCACCGCCGCTGGCGCGCTGCTGGGCTTCGGTAATCTGCGCAGTTGCTCAATGATCGCAGCGCAGGCATCGCTCTGGTACGCACGCCCTTTGGCGCTGATGAGGTGGCGACCGGCCAGCGGCCCCTTATTCGGGGCGCGCCAGTAGGTGTTTACGCTCGGAGGGAACGGCAGCACCAGTTTCATTTACCCTCCGGGATCAGCTGCGATGTCTGGCTGTTGATTTTTATGCCGCGATGCGCGCCCGGGACTATCGTTATTGCCTCTTTGCGCTGCAACGCACGCAACTGTAGGGCGGCCGCATTCGGCGACACCACGCCCATCAGGCGGGACAGTTCTGAGATAGTCGGCGGATAACCGTGCTCGCTCTGGTATTTCACCAGCAGATCGAAAACCTCCTGCTGGCGCACCGTTAATAATTTATTGACCACTGCTACCCCCTACAGAACCGCAACGATATCGCTGACGGTTTCGCGTGTACTGGATTTACTGGATATCGCGCGCCGGGCGCGGACGTAGTTGAGTTCAAAGCCGTGCTGCTGGTACAGATCAATGATGCGGGGCGCTGATGAGTTGCTGATCACCACTCTGGCACTCCGCTGGTGGGCGGCTACACAACATTCTGCCAGGGTGACCTGGTCTTCCCAGCCAAAACCGCCTGGCGCATAACTGGTGAACCCGCTGGTACCCGGCAGCGGCTCATACGGCGGATCGCAGTAAACGACATCGCCTTCGCCAGCCAGAGAAAGCGTGCGGCGGAACCCGGCATTCATGAACACGCAGTTGCTCGCCAGCGCAGTGAACGCCTCGATCTCTTTTTCAGGGAAATATGGATTGGGGTATTTGCCCCAGCCAACGTTGAACTTTCCGGCGAGGTTGTAGCGGATCAGCCCGTTGAAGCAATGCCGGTTCAGGTACAGGAAAGCGGCGGCGCGTTCCGGCCCGGGCAGCAGCTGCCCGTTAAAATCATCGGCGACGTCGGTATACCCTGCGGCGCTGTTCCTTGTGCTGAACAACTGGCGGGCGTGACGAATTACGACATCCGGTACCACGGCCAGCATCTGGTATAGATGGATCAGGTCCGCGTTGACGTCCGCAAGCAGGAAAGAGTCGTGCTTACGGGAGTTGATGAACACAGAACCACCACCAACAAACGGCTCAATCAGGCGCTGCCCGGCAGGGATCAGGCGGTCGATATCCGGCAACTGGTGGTATTTTCCACCAGCCCACTTGAGGAACGGGCGCTGCCAGGTTCGCGGTGACGGTGATTCGGCTGGCAGTGTGGCTGCAATACCGTCACAAACAGATCCGTATCTCATCCGTTCACCACCCGGAAGCCTTTGGCTCCCTGCGAATAGTCGGTGCCGACATAGCTGGATTTAAAAAGCGGATCCTCTTTGATGCCGGAACTGGCTGGAATCATCCAGTCGTCTTCGTAGTGCATGTCAGGGCCGAAGAAGGTTTTGGCCTGTTTGACAAACTCGGTACCGGTCTTGCCTGTTTGAGCAACAAACCCGGCATAGCGCTTCACACCCTCCAGCATGACGAGAGGCGGCACCCCTTCACGAACGCGGGCATCCCAGGCTTTCAGCGCAGCACTTTTCGAGTTACCACCTGCCCGCTTCGGATATAACGCCCAGGCCAGATCAAATAAGTTTTCATTGACTGATTCATTGACTGGTTCAGAGAACTGACTGGTTCCGGGTGCAGCTCCTGCACCACTAACCGGTGCAGCAGATTCACCACCTGGTGCAGGAGATTCACCACCCGGTGCAGGACGTGCGCCAGAGGGTGCAGCATTTGCACCACTGGGAAGGTTGAGTTTATAAACGTTGGTACGGTTCAGACCTGTGGCCGCCTTGCGGACTTCAACCGATACCAGACCATCCTCAACCAGCTGTTTGATATGGTTTTGCACAGAGCGCTCCGATATCTCGCATTGCTCTGCGATATAGGGAACGGAGGGCCAGCATTCGCCCTGATCACTGGCGTTATCAGCTAGTTTGATCAGCACGAGCTTGCGCAGCGGGTTACCCACTTTTGCTTTCATGGCTCTGACCATTAATTCCATGCTCATCTGGACTTACCTCAATTTCCCTGAAATCGCGCTTGAAGACCTGGAGCGGACTTGAGCACTCATGTGGGTAGCCAGAACGCAGGTAGATAACGCGCTGCACTTCTGGTTCCCAGCGGATGACGCGAACGGGGATCCCCCGGCGGTCTTTAAACCAGCGGTCGAGTTCGCGCATAAGGCCTTTGCCCTCCGGTAGTACACACCCACAATTGCAGTGGCGCGGCTGTGGTTACATGCCACCCAGCGGTTTGCTACTCTGCGTTCATACCGAAACAGCGGAAGGCCCGGCACCGGGATCATCCGAAGTTGCGGTAAGCGGTTCTTTGCCGTTAAACTGTTCATGCGTTAGTTTCTCCACGATTACGACACGCCACGACGCCCGGAGCTGCACACTCGCGGGCGTCACTCTTTTCTGGTGCACAAAACACACGGAAAAGTAGCGTTAAATGTTCCTGCCATTTCGCCATCACCTGATAGCTGTTCTCTTCGATTTGAGCGCGTTCCGCGTCGTCAATAACACCATCAGCTGTTGCTTTACGCAGATACTGTGAGTGCTTGCCGATCCACTCCACTGACTCCATGAGACGCTGATTGATGTCCCCGTTCTCCACCTCTTCAACATCAGCCAGCGGCACGAAGACGCCGTTTGAATGCCGTGCGATAGCGTCAGCAATGTAAGTAGATCCACCAGCGCGTTGCAGAACCATGGCCCAACCCAACGGGAAGATCTGATCACCATCTGTACGAAGGCGGTTA